GATACCTCGTTCTATTATAGCAAGAACTGCTTCTTCAATGGCAGATTGTAAAGCAATCGTTACGCTTTCGTTTTCTACATCACCATTTTCTATTTCGATAAGTTCTGTTTTATTTTCAATAAATCGAAAAGCATCTTGGTTAGTGCCTACCGATAAAATGGTTTTGCTTACTGTAACTTCATCTAAAACTCTGCCAGTTAGCACAGACACAGTGCGTAAGGACAAAGTAACAGAGTCTTGTCTATATTGTTTTGATACTCCTATGCCTAAGAGTCTTGCTCCTCTACCTCCGCTTCTGGTGTTTGTTTCGTAACCGATGATTGCTCCTTCAAAGATTAAACCAGCAAACATTAAAGGTTTTAGTTTTTGTGGGTCATCAAAAGACTCTCTGGTGCTTCTGATTAGCTGTCTTTCTTTCGTTAGATTATCTAAACCTACTCTTTCAACAACTTCAAAAAAATGTCCTCTAGCTACTGATTTCAAAGTTTTTATTAACAAAACATAAGGTGCTTGAGTCACAGCCGTACTAAACGTAGCAAAATTACTATTACTTCTGCGTTGCCCTGTCTGGTCAGTAAAAGAGTTAGGGTAGACGGCAATTACAGGTTTTTTTTCAGCAGGCGGTACGATAAGTATTTCTTGGTTGATGACACCAACTCGGTAGGGATATTTTGATATTTTCTCGTTGCCGAGAGCATCATCGTTGAAGATTGTGCAAGAGTTAAAACTTAAAACTATTAAGGGGAAAAGTAATAACTGTTTGACCGCCATCTTCATTTGTCACTGTGAGTTTAATGTTAGTGCTGTCTACTGTGTAATCTATTGTATTCCCTTCTAATAAAATTGTTCCAGAGTCTTGTGCCTCTTCACCAAATAATCTATCTACTAATTGTTGTGATAATTTTGCGTAAACTCTTGTTTCAAAGTTTCTTATAAATCTTGCTGTGGTGGTGTTTGATTTATCTCTTTCTGCTTGTTCAACCAAAGCTTCTATTTCTTCTTGTAAAGTTTCGTATCTAGTATGTTCTTGGTTTTCAATAGTCAGATAATGTTGTGAAGTATTTTGACCTGAAAAGCTTGGGCTTTTAAATTTAAAAACCATCTCATCTGCTAAAGCAAGATTTACACAAAATGCTATGACTATAAATAAGCCAACATACATTGAAATGATAAGGGCTAAGTCTTTTTGCTCTGCTCTTTTTCTAGCTGCTATCTCAGCTTTTGAGGGTCTACCTCTTTTACGTTTTACTTGTTTTTTCATTATGCTAAAGAACCTATTCCTTTTTTGTCTTCTGGAGTATAGCTCAATAAATCATCTAGTTCTGTTTTTTTAGGGTCAAAATCTGCGTCACTTCTTCTGATGTTTTTAGGGTCAAAAATGATTGTTTCATCACCAACCTTTATGCCATCGTAACCAGCTTTGATTGCTTTGTTAGTCAATACTTCTGGTCCTATATCGCCAAACCTAATAAATCGGTCTAATTGAAAAATAGTATTTTGTAAGCCGGGAAACACAGTTGATATGCCTTCTGACATTTGAGGTGTGTGTTTTGCATTAAAAATTAAACTTTCTTTTAAATCTTCTATTGCATCTTCTTTTTTTAAAGGGAAGGGTCTATCGTCAAAACCTCGAATAGGGTTATCAAATATTTCTCCTTTTTTTGCTGGATGTGGCACTCTTGCTATAAATCCTTCTGTGCCATCATTATTTTTTGCTTTTAAAATCATGACATTATTTTTAACATAATCATCAATTTTGTTTAACGATGCCAAACCTTTTTGTGTTTGTTCGTCTAAAGCTCCTATTTTGTTTAATTTATTTGCCCAATTTTTAAATTTATTTGCCTCTCCATAAGTATTAGGTGTTAAGTCTAATAGCTTGCCTCTGGTGTAATATTCTTCAACATTTGGTCCATAAGTGCTTGCTTCTCCGGGTGTTCTTGCAAAATAATGACCTCTGCCAAAAAAACCTTCGTCTGTTCTGGTTCCTATGAAGCTATCATCAAATTTTCTTAAATCCTCAAAAGTTCCATGATAAACAGGTTCATCAACTCGGAAGCCTAATGCTTTTGCTCTTTCTTGTCTTGTAAGTTCTGTTGGCGTTCCATCTCTAAGGTAGCCTTTGGACATAATATCCATTTTTTCTATTTTTTGTTTTTTTTCAAAAAGCTCTCTTGACTCTTTGGTTGGCAAGGGCATGTTCCAGATTTTTTTATTTTTTAAGCCTTCTTTGTAAAGTTTAGAAGTTTCAGCTTCTTTTTTTTTTATAACATCTGCTACAGTATCTGCTGCTTTAATAATTCCACCAATTTTGTAGTTTTTTGGAGAAAAAATATCTACGTTCATAGTTCGTCAGGGTCAAATAAATTGTTGTCGATTAATTTTTGTCGGTTAGAAACATGTTCAGCTTCAACAGCTTTTTTGCTTTGTCCATAATATTTAACAGCCATGTGATTATCAACCATAGCTTGGTTTACATCTTCACCATCACAAACCACAGTGCCTAACACTCTACCGAACTTACCTCTGGAGTCTCGAAGCTCTGTTCTTATTACTACGCTGTCCGCAAGTTCGATTGCGGTTTTCAAAAATTTAGATGCGAGCTTCCCTCTCGCTTTCTCATCTTTATCTCTAGTGCGTGACTCTGGTGTGTCTATGCCATATAACCTGACACGACTCTTATAAGAAACTGAAAAACCTAAATCTAGGATTACATCTATGGTGTCACCATCCACTACTCTTTGCACTGTGCATTTGTATTCGTACATGGTTTTTTATTATAAAGCAAAAATTGCCAAAAAAATAATTTACACTAGTTTGTAAAAATATGGTATAATGTGTAAATGACTAATTTTAACCAAAATTTATGGAGGTAACCAAAATGATAAAAACATTCTATTTTTATCACGATGACATAAAAACTGGATTGCGTGGCGAAGGCTGTGGCTATCGAAAATGTTATGTCAAAAGTATAGGACCCAAATGGGTCAAACTAAAATTTTCTAAGGATGGCAACTTTAGAAAAATATCCAGAAGAAAATGGGAAGCCATTAAAGAGCAAAAAGTTTTTATGACTTGGGATGAACATGTCCAAGAAATAAAGGAGGCTGCTAATGGCTAGAGATAAACAAAAAAGCAAAGTCTATAAGTGGGAAAGAAATTTCTATAAAAGCGATAGGCTGTTTAGGAAAAATTGTATTGTTAAACAGCATAAGCGTTTGAATAAAAAGTTTTTTCGTTCTTATGGTAGAGGAGTTACTCTTGAGATAACCAATGGTTATTATCGTTGTCATGCTGTGTGCTCTACAAGAACCATAACATTGAGAAATCAGTTTGGTTTGAACTATGCAATTCTGCTTCATGAGTGGGCTCACATACTGGCTTACGAATACTATGACAGGAACCATAGTTTAGAAGCTCATGGTCCTGAGTTCGTTTCGATTTATATGAATTTATTAAATACATATCTAGGTATAGATATGAAAGAAATGACTCGAAAAGCCAGAGAAATGAATATTGACTTTATTAGCCCAGCAAAAACCAAGGTGGCATTGAAGTTAAATAAAAACATCAAACCTTTCTCTCCTGTAGATAGAGACTTGTTAAAACAGGACGCATAGTTCTGTGGCTCTGTAGGGATTTTAATAGGATTGCCCTACAGAGCTCAAGATAATTACCATCAAATTTTTTTAGAAATTTTTGTATCTAACTTAGTTATAGCTATAACTGTATATGTATTTTTGGATTTGGGGGGTGCACCCTCGTTTGGTCCTTAAATCCCTATAAAATAGGCGTTTCAATAGGGTTCCTACAGAGCAGGGAGTGCTGTACATACAGTGTTCCTTTTATAGCTTGATTTATAAGGCTTACAGACTGCACGTAAGCTATTGATTTTATTAACTTTTTTGAAAAAAACTTTTGATTTTAAAAAAATAACGAAAACACCGAGAACCGCCCACCGCTAAGTTATTTACTTACATATCTTTATCGCTGTAAGTTTCTGTATCTGCACCTAATAACTTGCTTATTCTCTCCTTAATATCGTCTTTAGACATGCTGTTTACATTAGCATTTATGTTGAGGTTCTGTGTTTTGGTCACAGATAAACCAGCTAATTGATTAAGCTCTTTGATAGCTGATACAGCTGCATTAAATTGTCCAGACTCGAATGACTCTTCTGCTATCTTCCATAACATAGTGCCTGTCTTCTGTGGAGTAATAGCATACTTCTCAGCCAGCTCGTCTTGTTTAATCTTGATAGCTTTTGTAACGTGAGGGAAGTCTTTACCATTTAGCATTTTATTAGCAGCTACCGCTGGAAACTCATACCCTGCTTTGCGAGCAGCTTCTGTTTGAGAGCACGCACCTTCGGTGTAATGCCAGACAAATGCAACCTGCATCTCTGTCAGACCTTGCTCAGAGTCTTTTTCAAACTGGTTCTTTACTTCTACTAGCGGCTTCTTCGGCTTTCTTGGCATTGCTTTCCTTTAAATATTCTAAATAAATTAGCATGTTTCTTTCTACTCTTCTGTCTGCCCATATCTTCAAGCCTATCATACCTGCAAGGAATAATAGGTTGAAGCCA